CCGCCGCCTCCGCCGCCGCCTGACACTGGGGGCAGCGTTACGCCTGGAGCAGGGATTACAGGCACCACAGGGCCTCCAAAGCGCCTCTCCAGCAAATCTGGGCCACTCGTGCCGCCAGCACCGCCACCGGCAGCGCTACCGCCTGGAATCTTGAATTCGGGCAAATCAATTCGTGGCACGATTGGAACGTTTACGCCTGGCAGCACGTTGATTGCGCCAATGACTGCATTGATCATGTTGACGAAGCTGTTGGCGATGGCTTCAAAGATTCCCATGATGAAGTTGCCCATTGTCAGAAATGCGTTTTTGACGCTGCCGGTCTTTTGCACCAGCAGCATGAAACCAGCCACCAGGGCGCCTACAGCGATAACCACCAGGCCGATTGGGTTCGCTGCCATGACTGCGTTGAGAATGACGGTGCTGGCTGTGATGACTTTGGCGGCTGTGTTCAGCACCAGAATCGCGGTAGCCAGACCACCAACGGCAATCATCACTTTTACGATGGTGTCACTGTTGCGCTGTGCGTATTCAGCGAACTGCTGTAGTCGAGGGAGCAGGCGCTCAAGGATTGGCAGGAAGGCTGCGCCGATTGATTCTTTGGTTTCGCCAATGGTCAGCGACAGCCGTTTCATACGGCCCTCGGCGCTGTTGGCTGCGACGGTGGCTGCACCGCCTACGGTGGCGCTCAATGCGGCCATGATTTGATCGAGTGATGCACCGTCTTTGATGAGGCCGCGCACGGCTGGCACCATGTTGCCGAGCGCTTTGGTGTTGCCTGCGTATGCCCTCGCCAAGGCATCGGTGACTGCGCCTAGGTCATTGCCGGTGGCTGCTGAAATGTCGAGGGCGTGTGTGAGCAGCTCTTGGCTGTATTGCAAATCGCCTGTGGTTTGCACCAACGTCGCCAGGGCCGGGCGGAGCAGGTCATCGGCAACGGCCGCGCTCATCATCGTTTTTTCAATGAAGGCTTCAGCTGCTTTGACGTTGGCTTCACCAGCCAGAGTGTTTTTCTCAATGGCAAGCGCCAGTAGCTCTTGGGCTTTGGCGTCCTCAATGGCGGCTTTGGTGGCGTCACCGATTACAACAGCCAGGCCACCGATAGCGGCAGCGGCAGGCAGGGCAGCCTTTTGCAAAGCGAACTTGGCTTTGGCACCGGCACCTTCCAGGCTCTTGAATTCGTTGATGGCCTGTTTGATGCCCTTCGAGTCGAACTCGGAAACAATAGGGATACTTACGGCCATTGGTACATCCTACGAACGGCTCACTGGTGCAGTCACCAGATTGCGGTTCACTTCTTTCATGACACGCTCACACAATTTGAGCATCTCATCATCGACCTGCGATTTGTTTCTTTCGTAGCTCGGCCACATGACACGCGATGCGCTACCCCAACGTTGAGCCAATGCCCTGGCAAGTGGGTTGCTGGATTTGCGGCCAGAAATGTCGAATGTCTGGTTGGCGATACCTGACCACACCAAACGAAACGTGCCAACATTGACCAGATCGCCTCGGTACTCCTTGACTCGCCTGGTGCTGATTTTGGCGACGAGAAACTTTTGCGCGATGGCTTGTGACCAGCCACCGTCACCAATGATTTCAAATCCTGATTTGGTTTTCCATTTACGGTTCATGCCCGAAATAGGTGCAGCCGATGGAATAGCGGCTTTGGCGTCATCAATCACCGACTTCACAATCTGTTTGTAATCGCGCGTAATCTCACGACGCAAACTTTTATCAACCTTGTTCAGCTCTTTGAGGGCCTCTTTGATGCCGTACACCTGGATGTTTGCTTCAACGGCCACGACGCTTCTCCTGTTGCTTTTTCGCCAGCAATAGCACAGTAGCGAGATCCTCTACATCGAATTCGATGTTGCCTGGCCAGTATCCGGTAGCCAACAGCAGCTCAGCTAACTGGCGTCTGATGCTGCCGCTGCCGTAGGGTTTGCGTTCGCCACCTCAACTACATCGAAGTCGTCTACCGACTGAAGCCAAGTGTCATAGTCGCGGCCTTCACGCTTTTGCGCGTTGAGCACGTGCCAAGCCATGAACATGAGGTCATCGATACCGATGCCGCCTTGGAGATCGGATGCGCGACGCTTGAACTTGCGTTCCCACGCTGCGGCAGTTGCGATGGTCGTTGTAACCGTCTCGCTGACTGGTTGTCCTGCCGGTGTCTTGAACGACACCTGGATGGTCAATTTCATGGCGTCGTGTCTTCGACGAGTGTTCCACCAGTGATGGTGATCTCGACCTCCGAAAGCTCACCAACTGAGCCGTTGACAACATCGAGTGATTCAAGGTAGCCGCCCGAAATCTGCATTTCTGGGTTTGTGGTGGAGATGGCGGCAGCTGCATTGGCTTTCACGGCGACGTAGACGTTGGTGCCAACAAGGCTGGTCAGGTCAACGTAAGTGCCTGGCGTTGAGCTGTATTCCATCAGCAGCGTTGCGGTGACGGTGACGTTGGTGAGGCCGCCCACGTAGTTGCGGCCGCCATCGCCAAAGCTGGAGGCATCGAGAGCTTCACGCGATTTGGTGACGACCACGCTCTTGCACTGGTCGGTGAGCGTCTTGACGCCAGCCAAGTTGGGGCCAATTTGGAATGACGGTGAGGCGAGGTATGTGGTTGCAACGGCCATGTAGCGGTTCTCCTGTGGTTGGCGGCCGCTGCAAGCCTTGTGGGCAGTCTAGTAGGTCTACGGTGCGACTTTGGTGCGTATCACGAGCTCGTAGGCCGGATAGTCGGCGCCACCGTAACTGACGGTGGTGGGTCGGGCTGTGTTCAGGCCGATTTGTGCTTCTCGAATGAGATCAGCCAGGTCAAGCAGCTGGTCAAGCGTGCGGTTGTCGCCAGTGCCCATGCCCACAATTACAACGCGAAATTCCATGTCGGCCACCACGTTGCTGGCCATCTCGATGCTTGGCGCTTCGACGATTGCGCACGGCACGTTGATGTTGCGCGGATCATTAAACACTTTTAGCCCGGTAATTGTGCCAAGCTTGGTTACGAGCTGGTCATAGCCCTCTTTAAACAGCGTGTCAGGCATCAGGCCACCTGCGGCTTACCGACTCCGAGCAGGCGAAGTATCTGACCGTAGTTGCCTGTCACCGGGCCACCTGTAGCCAACGGATCAAAGCTGGCGAACGCTTCGGTGCTGCCACGCTCGCGGTACAGGATTGCCGCGTATTGCACGGTGCCCAATCGAGCAGCGCCATCAGGCACGGTGCTGGGCGAATCCCAATACCCGGCCTCCTGGCGGCGACGGAAGCAGAAAGCGTTGGCTGCTGCAAGCGCCATGTTGGCAACATCGAGATCAGCGCTCGGATTAGTGAACGTGAAGCCGAGGTAATCCTCTAAATCAGCCAGGACAATCCATGTGCACGTAACCGAGTAGGTGGCTGTGCCTGTGGCCGCAGCGCGCTCCTGATCGGCTGCGGTGAGCGCAAACAGCACCTGATTCGGAATGATGCGCGCATAGTCGTATTCGTAATCGCCTTGCTGGCTGACTCCCGTGAAGTAATACTCAGGCAGTGCAAGGATTTTGTGGGTGGCGTTCCATCCGGCACCGACACCAGCAATCGTGATGCTTTGACCAACCTCAAATTCGAGAGGCTCCAGCAACTGAACGATGGCAACGTTAGAAATCACCTGTTTATGGGTGATCGTGTACGTCGCCACCGTTCAGTGTTCCCTGGAGGAAGGAATCAGCTAGATCAGACAAACTTGACGAACTTGGTCGCGTCAGCCATGAAACCAGCCGCGTAGCCGCGGAAGGCGATGGTGCGACCGAGCGTTGCCGGTACATCGACCGAGATGGCGCCCTTTTGCTGTTCGTAGAACTCGAAGCCAGCGGCTGGGCCTGCGGCGTGTCCGATGAACGAACCGTCGCAGTGCTTGTCAACGACGAGGCTGAGGCCGAGTGGGTTGCCGTTCCACGAAGTTGCGGAGGCGTTGCCCATCGCGTTCTGGCCTGCGAGGCCTGGCGCGCCCACGAATGGGAATACCGGGCGGTTGGCGTCATCGACGAGCGCGCCCAGGTACCCCCAGACGGTTGGCGACACGAACAGGTGTGTTGGCAGGTAGTTGCTGTTTGCGCTGATTTGCGCGGCAGCACCGTAGACGCCTTCGATCATGTCTTTGGCAACGGTCGGATCCCATGACTGGGTTTGCACGATTGCGTTGCGGCAGGTGTCGATTGCGTAGTTGTCGGTGGCCTGACCGTAGGCGATTGCGAGCTGGTTGAGCACGATGCCGAGGGAGTTGGGGTCA